TGGATTCTGCTTTCCAATTGTATTTAGAAGTTCTGTAGGATCTCCTCTTGAGATAAGATCATCCCCAAGCTTATCTAGAACTTCAGCCTTCCCAACAATTCCTTCCGCATCCTTAGGAGAAGCAAATAGAGCACTATATTGCTGATCTCTAAAGATAGCTGCTCTTACATCTGGGAAATCTTTTGCAAACTCAGGATATTTCTTCTTAATATCCGTCCAAGAAGTTAGAAGCTTATCTTCCTCAGCCTCTTCCTTCTCTTGCTCTTCCCTAGCTTCTCTTTCTTCATCAGTCTCTTCTTCTAAGACTGGTTCTTTCCCATCTCCCTCATCGTCTTCTTCTTTAGGCTCTTCCTCTTCTTCAACTTCTTCTTCTTTCTCTTCCTCTTCACCTTCATCAGAAGAAAGAGCTTCTAAATCACCAACAGCTCCGCCAATACCAGCCCCATCTTCATCATCATAATACGGCTGGGCTACAAAATTATTAATTTTCATAAATTCTTATTCCTTAAATACTAAAGGAGAGTTCTCCTCTATAGTTCTACAAAGTATTTTAAGCCTTCCATGAATCTTCTCATAACATTTATTATAATGAAGATTTTCCTGTGGGGGGGGATCTTTTATAATATGAGGATTTATAAGACTCATAATCTCCTCAGTTATGAAAGTGTTATAGCTTTTACCAAAATCCATAATTTATCCTATCCATTAATTGATTGTGCTGCACTCTGTGGGACTTCTCCAACTCCTGTATTCCCACTAGGTGCAATTGTTTTAGCCTGTTGAGCCTTCTCATGGTCTTGAAAGTGCTTGATACAAAGATTATAAACTTCTGGTTCTAATCCCAATCCTACTGGAGAAACAAGGATATTCTTTAGAACTGCCATATGAACCACGTGGTCGTCGATTACAACATCAATAGGAACTTCTTCCCCATTACACATAGAGTAGAATTCCTTATACTGCTTATGCGTATCATTCTCACCAGGGAAGTAAAGTTCTGGAATAGCAGCAAATTGCTTAAGCACTTCACTGTTATTAGGATGCATTAAGATTGCTCCAACTTCAGGAATCTGCATTTCAATGAGCTTTGTAATGAAATCTCTCTTCTGCGCCCAAGAATGAGGCAATTGCTCATTCAAATCAGGCTCAACCTGTCCAACTTTTCCAGTAAGTTGGGATTTCTTAATCCAAATGTTTACATAAGAACCATTCTTCTTCTCAGTGAACTTCTCATCTTCAAGAAGGTTATCAGCAAATTGCCTAACTGACTTATAAATAAGAGAAGCCCAAAATACCTTTACAGTTCTCCAAGGTATTTGAACACGTTGCAATGCTTGTGCTCTAGACTGTCTATATTCATCAGCCGTTTTAGAACCTGCTGCCGCTGTGCCTCCAAAGAGAGAAGCCATTGCGCCGCTTACAAATTGACCCTTATTCTGAAGAGCAGTCTCAAAAGCTGTATATTCATTACTCATTGTAGCTGTCTTAATCGTATGGAAACCATCTGAAATAGACTTATCTGGCCCAGGAGGTAAAGCAGGGCTAATCATTCCTGGGCTTGCAGATGAATTTGAGTAAAGCTTAAAGTTCAAAGTCTTGGGATTAGCAAATGTTTCAGGAATACCATACTCAATACACTGGATTCCAAGATTAAACAAGTCATTCTCTGCATCTTGAATAGGGATTACACAATTCCCCGCTGGTTCAGCATGAATGAAGTTGACTCTTGGGTCAAAACTAATTGTCCACTCATCATCCAGCTTTACATGGCTCTTTTCTACAATAGTGTCACCAATTATGGTCGCTTTCAAGCCATTTGGGTATTTCTCTAGAAGCAACTGAATCCTATCTTCATCCTCAAGAGTTCTGTAATACCAAGGGCGGAAATAAGCATATCTCGCAGTAGAAATGTCTTTAACATTCCCACCATAATACTCCAAAGGAAGCCTTCCCCATCTTTCATAGGAATAATCATCAATCTTACCAACTTCAAGGAGAGGATCATCATATTCCGTTCTAAACTTAGCAATATGATCCTCTCTCCTTAGGATTAGATACCCAACTCCATCTTGATTCCTAGCATAAAGAGGGGCTTTTACGTAAGTAGCTCCATAAATGTCAAACTGGCTCTTACCTTTAGGAGTATCTTCCCATTCTACAACTTCATCTACCTTTTCAAGCCTCTTAATTACATCAGGGGGGCCAGAATAACCACAAGACATACAAGTCATTAAGCTTTGTTCAACAATTACACTCTCTGGAACAGAGGAATCATACATTTCCCCACACTGAGGGCACCTTAAATCAGAAACAGGTACTTCTTTCTGTTCCATCCGCTTAGGAGTGCTTACAACTCCATAAGAAGGATCTGATTTATAAGTAGTATGACCAAAAATCACACCTTGGTTGTAAAGAATCGTAAGAGCCTTAATCAACATCAAGGCAGAATGATTATGCTTTTGAACAATTTGGCTAATTCTGCTATAAGCTTCAGAAGTTTCTATATCATCAGGATTCTGGGCATCATCAGGAGAGAATTCTACAGAAGGAACCTCAACTGAGAGAGCTGCGATGATAGATTCTGCATAAGCCCTATAGACATTTATAACCTTTACATCCAGATTCACACCCTGTTTTGTAAGCTCATCAAGGACTGTAGCTAATGTCTTGTAGTCTCTTGCTACGGGGTCTAAGAAGATGTTCTGAATGTTATTAAAGTAAAGTTCATTCCTCTGACAAGTATTAATAAGGCTATATCTTAAATCTAGGTCTTCTTTTTCTGCCTTTTCTACGATTAGTTCTCTAATTATAGAGTTAAGTTCTTCTTCCTCTTCTTCATCAACTTCTCCTCCACCAGCTTCCTCGTTAGAAATATCTGGTTCAGGAGAAATAGCAGGGGTATCCCATGTAGCTTCTTCATCTTCGTTTCCCAAGATGGGCTTAAATGATTCCTCAGAAGGTGGATACATTAGTTCGCCTTATTCAGAGCTGCTTCAAATTTAGAAACGGCTTCTGGAAGTTCTTGCCTTATTTCAGCATCATGTCTTTTAACTATAATGTCCTGAGCAGCTTTTCTAAGAGAAGAAAGTGTATTAATCTTATGAATACTTGGGAAGCTTTCCATCTCAGAAATCTCCTCATTATTCCGTATAATCCCAGCTTTGGTTAAAAGCAGTTCTTGAAAATACTTCCTCTCAACTCGTTCAGCTTCTAACCAATCTTCTAGGGCTTTACATCTCTCACATTGCGGCTGAGAAACCAAGCTCTTTAAGCCGTTCTGTAGAGATTGGAACACTACTCTTAGGCTTCTTAAGCCGCCTTTGAGCAAATAACCTACTGTTAGTAGCAGCCTTCTCAGTTGATTTTGGAGCATCATAATCTTCCCAAATTGATATAATTTCCCTAATCTTCTGGCCTCTGCGTTCGTGCATTAAAGGCAAAAGAAGCTTCATCCAATGAATTGCAAAATCACTATAGATAGTATAAGTATATAAAATCTTTTTACTAATAGGAGATGAATCTTTAACTGCAAGAATACTTGCCATACAAGAGTTAGTAACATCTTCTATTAATATAATCCTTTTTACACTCTCTATAACATCTATATCAGTAGATACTATGCCTAACTTAAATTTTACAGACCACTTGCCTCTCTTATAGGCTCCAAAGGAGCCTTCCCCTTCAATTATTCCAGCAAGCCAATATAGATCTCTATTGCCTAGCATATCTATGATTACCTAGCCTTCTATGTGCTCTTATTGAATAGCCCATATCTGGATTACTATCCATCTTTTCTAATTCACGATAAAACTGAGTCTGCGTTGCAGCCGTATTCAGTTTATTAAGCTTTTCTTGCTTCTGTAAGAAGATGAATGATTCTTGAGATTGCTCAACATATCTATGCGCTGTCTTAACTGCCATCCTCAAACAGTCATAAAAATCATCCCCCGGGAATTCATCTACATCCTCAGGATTAGATATCTTAGGCATACACACAGGGATAACATCTATTAATTCCTTATTATCTCGCCCCTCTGGTCCTCTAGCAAATATTTGAAGCTTTGGTAGATTCTTTTCATCTTCAGGCTCGACAAAAATTTGTAGGTATTGATTATAAGCTTCCTCACCTTTATTCCTCATTATCCAAACTGATAGTTCTCTATCAAATTGGACATATGCTTGATTCAATCTAGGTTTTTGATCCCACCTAAGATACTCATGAATTAGATTCTTACCACCAATTCTATCCCTTTTTCCTAATTCGATAGCATATTTTTCATCAAAAGCCTTAAATACTTGCTCTTGAACAGTTAACTCTTCTCCCCTATGCTGGCCTGCACTATGGCATAATACAATGTTTTCTAGCACTTCATCTTTAGTTAGGTTAACTACTTCTTGTGCCCAGACTGAAATATTAGTTTTATTCCATTCCCAAGTTCTATATATAAAGAGCCTACCTTCTGGACTTATCGCACACCATATTGCTGCTGTACTAGCAGCATAACCCCAATCAATACATAAGAACTTTGGCCACCAAGAAGGGACTGGGAATCCGTCTATAACATGAACAGCATTTTCTGGTTCATCAGAAAGACGTTGGATTCTAAACTCTCCAAATACCATTCCTTCATAGGAATTCCAGTCTCCATATAGCTTTGCCTTTTTTTCTATCTCAGGTAAGCCTTCAAGCCTTGTAAGATACCCTGGGTCATTAAGCAAGAGATAGGGATTATCCTTTCCTAAGAAAGGAATATACATCCTAAGTTGCTTCGTAAACTTATCAACAATAACTTTCCTACCTCTAGGGTAGGGGTCAACAAACCTTTCCTTAAAGAAAGAATGCCCTACGTTACCTGGGTTTGTAAAGGCTCGTACAAAGGCAGGTAGGTCTGGAGAAGAAGAGCGACAACGGCTAATAGAAAGATAAAGATATTGGAAGCCCGTAAAGTGAGTACATTCATCCCAATCAATGTAATTATAT